CTGGGCACTTACTACTTAAGAAGAAGACGAAGTGGACTCATGTTGTTATGCCGATGCATTATGACAAGTCGTTTACATTTGATGCAGGTAAAGACATCGGACGACCTGAGCTTAATGATCCGCGTGTAGACGATGAGCTTTTATTCCCGGATCTGTTCCCTCAAGATGTAGTCGAGAAGTTAGAAGAGGATATGGGAACATATGCCAGTGCTGGCCAGTTAGAGCAGCGGCCATCTCCGAAGGGTGGTGGTATTTTAAGACAAGCTTGGTTTAGGATTCTGGATCCGACTGCGGAGTCACCCACATGTGACCATATATTTATTTCATGTGATACTGCGTATTCTGAGAAGGATATGAAAACTAATTCGTTTTCTGCGTTTACGACATGGGGTGTGTTTTGGAATCAAGCTCAGCAAAGGGACTGCATCTTATTACTCGATGTTTGGTTTGGGCAAGTAGATTATCCGGAGTTGAGACGGCATGCACATAAAATGGATAAGGATAAAAAGCCAGATGTGTGGTTGATAGAGAAGAAGGCGTCTGGACAGTCACTCGTCCAAGACTTGCGGCAGTCTGGTTTATTGGTGCGAACTTATGTTCCAACGACCGATAAGGTTAGCAGAGCGTATGCAGTCCAGCCAATGTTGGAATCGGGGCAAGTCTGGATACCAGATAGGAAATGGGCGCATGCGTTTGCTTATAAGATGGGTACGTTCCCAACGGGCGATGCCTGCTCATTTGACCTCGCAGACACCTGTACTCAGGCGTTGCTGTATATTAGGAACGGTTTGTACGTCACTCACCCTGATGATTTAGAGCACGATCGCCCTGAGGTCAGACGAGTCTCTGCCTACGGTACACACACTGCAGAGAAGCTACCAGATAATAAAGCTAAACAACCTGCGCTTGAAGATATGTGGAGGAACTAGTAAACTAAAGCACATTGAAGCTTATTAATTAGTACTAGAGCAAAACAGAGTAACTGGGATATGAAAAATACATCAGACAAAGATTTTTACTACAATAATTTCCAAGGTCCTAATGCAGCTATTGGTTTTAATAGTACAAAGGGATTATCCCAAACTCCTAACGAAGATAGAGCTAAATGGCTCCGAGAACTACAAGCGGAAAACCCTAAGGAGTTTCAGAAAGTCCAAGATACAAATACACAAGCAGTTAACAATACGCTTAATACTATCGCTTTTGACATGGATGAATACAGAAAGGATGAACCTTCGCGCTTAGGTATGCAGGATATAGAATCTAGAATTACTGTACCTATGGGCACTAAGCATGACTATTTAAACGCTTCTAAAGTTCCGTTTGATAAGAGAAAAGCTGTTGGAATTTATACATACATAGGCGATAATGAAGGCAGAATATTCATACCCGAAAAGCATGCTTTAGAAGGTAGAGATAATGCTGCAGCAAATTACGTAAAATGGGCTCCTGACTTAGCGGATACTGTTTGGCATGAAGGTTTACATAAAGCTTTTTATGAAGACAATGTATTTAATGACAATGGTGGGAGTGACCCGTATTTTAATGCCCCGACTATAGAAGCTCAGCATTCTTATATAGCAGATCAGTCAGATAAGCATATACATAATAGATTACAAGCTAAGTATGTCCCAGAAATACTGGGGCTAGCACGTACACAAACAGGACACGATATAATTCCGTACATTCGGAATTATTTAGGCAATAAAAAGAAATGAGCAAATTTTTTAATATCGTAGTAGAAGTCCTCTGGATGGCTTGGGTTCTGATTCTAGGTTTTGCTGAAGCCCTCATACATATCTGGTATCCGAATGTATATCTTATTATAGATGAGGATAAATGGAACGTACGTGTCTTGCGATAAGACACCGCTTAGCTTATACTCAACTAAGTGTAGAACAAGATAGTTCTATGTATATTTGCAAATATAGTAACTTAGCGGTTACAAAAACTCGAGGATAAGATAATGGCTGGTTTAGGAAATGTATCTATGTACGGTGGAAAAGGCGTTGGAGATAGAACAGATAGAGCGGTAAATGCTGCAGTAAATGGAGCACCATCTTTTACTCCGCAACAGAAAGAACTTAATTTAGGAGCCCAACAAGGCAATACTTACGCAGGTAACCCTGAATACGCGGCCCAAGTGAATACATATCTAGATAAAGCAGCATCTACTAGAATGCAACCAGTAGTGCCGCCTGCTCCTGCTATGAATAATGCCCAGTTTACTTTATCTGAAGATGAAGCAAATGATAACCGATGGATATCCTTTCAAAATATGTATGGGAAAAATCCTAGGAACCCTAAGCAACCTAGACCTAATTTTCGCGATGCTATTTCTTATGGACACGATAGTGGGTATGGTATCGATAAAGGTAGATTACAAGAATATTTAGATAGTCAGTGGCCTCAAGAAGTAGCACTCGGTACCCAACCAACATTTGCCCAATAAGGTAACCTAATATGCCAACACCTGAAGAACTCTTGGGAACACCAGTTCCTGTAGATCCATATCCTATGGATATGTCAACGATGCCTGCGCAAGAGCAAGGGCAAGGCATGCCGATGCAAGAATCTTTGCTCCCATCTGAAAATCCTGCTGAATTAGTATCTGAACAAATGGATACTGAGCAGCTGGAAGCTATGCAGCAAGTAGATCCGAATTTACTCACACCAGAAGAAATGGAATTGCTGCAAGATGATAATATCAACATTGATCCAAATGTAGACCACTATAAAAATCTAGCTAAAGATATGGATGCAAATGACTTGGGTACGATTGCCCAAGATCTTATTGCTCTAGTTCAAGCTGATGAGGATTCTAGGGATGATTGGTTTCGCCGAGTTCAAAAAGGTATTCGTAATTTGGGCGTATCGGAAAAAACTTTCGGTGGCGCTGATTTCGAAGGCGCTTCTACAGTGGTTCATCCGGTACTCATGGAAGCATGTACTCAGTTCCAGTCTCGAGCGATTCAGGAAATGTGGCCTTCGTCAGGGCCTGTCCAAACTCAGGTGTTGGGTGAACAAACTCCTGAAAAACAAGATCAAGCAGAGCGCGTCCAAAACTACATGAATTATTTGTACACTGTGCAAATGACTGAAGCGTTTAATCAAGAAGATAATATGCTTCTGCGGTTACCGATATCCGGATCTACATTCAAAAAAATGTACTACGACCCGTTGAAGAAACGGTTGGCTAGTGTATTCGTTGAGCCAGCTGACTTTATTATTTCATATCAGACTACTGACTTAGGATCTAGCCCACGGTTTACTCATAGAATTCGTGAGTATCAGAATGATATTCGTAAGAAGGAAGCTTCAGGATTCTATATTAAAAATTCGAAAGGGTTTCGTCACTCTGAAGATACTGACAAGCCATTTATTATAGATGAGATTGATCTCACTGAAGGTAAGGAACGTACGACCAACTACTCGTCTGATGAGAACGAAGATCGTGCAACGATGTATGAAGTTTATGTTGATTACAATGTAGAAGAGTTAGATAAGAAGAAAGGTAATAGCGGCAAGACTTCAAGCGATACGATACTTAAGCCTTATATTATTACGGTCGATCGTGACCAGATGACGGTCAAACGAATTCAGCGCAACTGGAAACCGGATGATGAACTCGAAACTAAAAGATTGTACTTTGCTCATTATAAGTTTACTCCTGGTCTTGGCTTTTATGGCTACGGTTTTTTACACCTTATTGGTGATATGGCAGCTACTGCCACTGGAGCCTTAAGAGCTCTGCTTGATAGTGCAGCGTTTTCTAATTTGCAAGGTGGATTCCGTACACGACACTCTAGAATTCCTGGCGATTCTAAACCGATTGCTCCAGGTGAATGGCGAGAGATAGACTCGACTGCTGAAGAGTTAAAGGATGCGTTCTTTCATATTCCATATAAAGAACCTAGTCCTACGTTGTTTAATTTACTTGGTTATGTAGATGATAAAGCGAGACATCTAGCTGGAATTACTGAGACTACCACAGGCGAAGCTTCTCCAAAGAATGCTCCCGTCGGTACGAC